GTTATCGGCTGAAGAAAGTACCAATCCATTTAATACAATCAGATTACATTGGACTGTACACCCAGAAAGAGGTGAGGAATGGAGAGCTGAACAAGAGAAATTATTAGGAGCAAAGAAAGCAGCACAGGAGTGTGATTGTGACTTCGTATCTTCTGGTGATACGGTTATTGACCCAGAATTATTAATGTTCTATAAAGAATCATATTGTCAAGACCCATTAGAAAAGACTGGATTTGATGGTAACCTTTGGAGATGGGAATACCCAGCACCAGGTGGTTCTTATATGGTAATTGCCGATGTGGCTAGAGGAGATGGTTCGGATTATTCAGCAGCACATGTTATGGAAATCAATACTTGTACACAAGTAGCAGAATATAAAGGAAAGGTTGATACAAAAGACTTTGGAAATTTCTTAGTTGAATTATCTACACAATATAATGATGCATTGCTTGTAATAGAGAACGCAAACATTGGTTGGGCAGCTATTCAACAAGTAATAGATAGACAGTACAAAAACTTATTCTATATGAGTAAGGATTTAAAATATGTAGATGTTGAAAATCAAATGAGAAATAAATATCGGGCAGATGAAAGGCAAATGGTAGCTGGATTCTCTACAACTTCTAAGACTAGACCATTAATTGTATCTAAGTTGGATGAATACTTTAGAGAAAAATCAGTTACAGTTCGTTCTAATCGTTTGATAGATGAATTGTTTACATTTATATTTATGAATGGTAGAGCTGAAGCTATGAAGGGTTATAACGATGACTTGGTAATGGCGTTTTGTATTGGATTGTGGGTTAGGGATACTGCACTTCGTTTGAGACAAGAAGGTATCGACCTTACAAAAAGAGCAATAGGTGGTATTTCATCAAACATGCAACATGATGGGGTGTATGGTGGTAGTAGTATGGACGATAATCCTTGGAAAATGAAAATAGGTGATGAATATGAAGATTTATCTCAATGGTTATAAAATAGTAGTGTTTTGATAAAAAACAATATTTATGGTATATGCCAAAATAAAAAAAGGAACTTAAATGATTAAATTACAAAATATTCTAAAAGAAGATGAGTATGTAGACCAAGCCTATAAAGCTGGTGATACTCCAATCGATAATCCAATTGATGATTACGATGAATTGGATGTTGAGCAAGAAGATATGGATGATTTTATAGCATATCTTAAATCTTACTCAAACGAACTAACAGAAGCTAATTGCCCTTGTGTATTTGAAGCAGAATATCAAGGTAGAGAAGTGAAGTTGGGTAAACCAATGCAGGGTGATGTTAAGAAGTTTAAGGTATATGTAAAGAATCCTAAGACTGGTAAAATCATTAAAGTAAACTTCGGACAAAAAGGAATGAAAATTAGAAAATCAAATCCATCTGCTAGAAAATCATTTAGAGCAAGAATGAATTGTGATAATCCTGGTCCAAGAACAAAGGCAAACTATTGGAGTTGCCGCAAATGGTAAAATAAATTATGGCAGAAGAACAACAAACAGACGATAGAAGTTTCTTTGGTAGACTTAAAAAATTATTTTCAACCAATGCAATTGTAACGGTTGATAAAGATGGTAAGAGAAAAGTTGTAGATACTGAAGACCGTCAATACAATACAAACTTTGTAAACCTTAGAGATAGGTACACTAAATTACAAAGGTCTTATTATGAAACTAGTCAAGGTGCGCAATCAATGGCATATCATCAAGTTCGTAGAGAACTTTTTAGAGATTATGATGCTATGGATAGTGACCCAATAATATCATCGGCATTAGATATATATGCGGATGAGAGTACAACTAAGAACGAATATGGTGATGTACTTCAAATTAAATCCACAAATGAGAACGTAAGAGAATTACTTCATAATTTATTCTATGATATAATGAACATAGAATTTAATTTATGGCCTTGGGTTAGAAACTTAGTAAAATATGGAGATGCTTTTTTAGCATTAGAAATTGCAGAAGGTAAAGGTATTATTAATTGTATGCCACACTCAATTTACAATGTAGAGAGATTGGAAGGTACTGACCCTAACAACCAAAACTACGTTAAGTATAAGGTAGAGTTGGACCGTTTTGGTAAAAAGGAGTATGAGCAATATGAAATGGCTCACTTCCGTATGTTATCAGATACAAACTTTCTACCTTATGGTAAATCAATGGTAGAGGGTGCACGAAGAATTTGGAAACAATTATCACTTATGGAAGATGCGATGTTAATCCATCGTATTATGAGAGCACCTGAAAAAAGAATATTCAAAATTGATATTGGTAATATTCCACCGGTGGAAGTTGATAACTATATGCAAAAAATTATTAACAAAATGAAGAAAACTCCATTTGTTAATAAAGAAACTGGTGATTACAACTTAAAATACAACATTCAAAACCTTACTGAAGATTTCTTCTTACCTGTGCGTGGTAGTGATAGTGGTACAAATATTGAAAACCTACAAGGTTTAGAATATGCGGCTATTGAAGATATTGAATATCTAAGAGGTAAATTATTTGCAGCATTAAGAGTACCAAAGGCTTACTTATCGTATGATGAGAACGTAAATGGTAAAGCAACTCTAGCAGCAGAAGATGTTCGTTTCGCAAGAACTATTGAAAGAATACAAAGAACAGTTGTTAGTGAATTAACTAAAATAGCAATTGTACACTTAGCATCTCAAGGTATCGAAGATTCTGAAATGACAAACTTTGAATTAACTCTTACTAACGCTTCTACAATCTATGAGCAAGAAAAGGTTAATTTATGGAGTGAGAAGGTAAGATTAGCATCTGATGCAAAAGCACTTAATATGTTATCATCCGATTGGTCATACCATAATATATTTGGATTATCACAGGATGAAGTTGATATTGAAAGAGCAAAAGTAATCTTAGACCTTAAGGATAGATTCAGACACACTTCAATTGAACAACAAGGACAAGACCCGGCAAATCCACCACAACAACAAAATGTGGAGGAGGAAATTGGTAAACTTAAAACCGAAATTGAATTAAATAGAGGAGTTGGAAGACCAAAAGAAGGAAACACTTATGGTAAAGATAAGCATCCGTATGGTAGAGACCCATTGGGAGATGCTGAAAATCATAAAGAGAGAAAGAGAGATGATAGACACTTAAATGCAAACGCAAAAAAGCTTGCAAGAGAATATATAAACGGAATTTCATCAAAAAAGAAGGTTTTAAACGAAAAATCTGATATGTTAGATGAAAAAAACCTATTAGATGACACTAAAATTTAATAAAGAAAAATTTGTTTATATTTATATGTGTTAGTTTATAGGGTAGATTAAATATAGGGTAATTAAATGAAAAAAATTAAACATTCCAAGTTTAAGAACACTGGAGTGTTATTTGAGCTTTTAGTAAGGCAAATAACATTGGAAGTTCTTAATGGCGATAAGAAAGAAACCGCTAAAACAATCGTAAGAGAGTTCTTTGCTCCTAATACAGAGTTAAATAAAGAGTTACGTCTTTATGATATACTATTAAAGGAGAAGTATAGTTCCGAAACAAAAGCGGATAGATTGGTAGAGACTGTATGTGATGCACATGCTAAATTAAACCAATCGGCATTATCAAAAGAGAAATTTAATCTTATTAAAGAAGTTTCAGCTAAGTTTGATATAGAACAATTCTTATCATCACCTATTTCTAACTATAAAGTATTAGCTTCTATATATAAAGTATTTGAATCTAAAAGAGAATCAAATTATGATATTAAAGATATTTTTAATTCTAAAATTACTTTAATTGAGAATATTACATCTAAGCCCTCACAAAAACTTCAACCAACCGAAGATAAAAAGTTGATTGAAACCTATAAACAACAAGACAAAGACCTTAGATTACTAACCTACAAAATCTTAGTAGAAACTTTTAATAAAAAATATACAAATTTAGATGATTCTCAAAAGAACTTATTAAAAGAGTATATTAATAATATTACCAATACTACAAAATTCAAAGATTATGTATTGATTGAACTTCCAAAAATTGTAGCTGAACTAAGAACAATCAAATCAAAAGTGGAAGATAAAGTTACTACTATTAAACTATCTGAAACCATTTCTGTTTTAGAAAAAATGAAAATGGGTAAAACTGTATCAGATTCTCAAGTTTCATCAATTATGCTTTCTTATGAGCTAATTAAAGAACTTAAATCTAAACTAAAATAATGGAAGCTAGATTAAAAGAGGCTATTAGAAAATACGTTAGAGAGCGTAATATGAAAAAGATATTGGATGAAATGTCTGTAACTGGTGGTGTAGCAGGATATGATACACCAGCTGCATTTTCAAAACCTGGTCAAACCAAAAAGAAAAACAATAGATTAGCTAGTGTAACTGGTGGAACTGTTGTTAATAATTTGGAAGAAGGTGAAAAAGATTGGGCATTGGGTGATGTG